ACGGTATTGCCCAAGATCGTGAACTCACCTCGGCTTTAGTGCTCGCACTTGCCAAGCAAGTCATGTCACTCCTACCTGCGCAGGAGGCTGTATGAGCTTGCAAAGCTGGGTAGCAGTGCTGGCACTAATCACCCTTGTACTGGCTTGGATCACCATTGATACCGAACCACCCGTTTTAATTTCAATGGAGTTACGTCCATGAGCCGAACGGATATCACACTCGCTGAGAAAGCACCCAAACACAACCATCTGATCAGTAGTGCTATTGCCAATGACCTGTGTGATCAAGTCTGGAAGTTATCCCAGTCGATTCTGCAAGCGAAACGCAGCTATCAAGCACAGATTAATCAGACTGACCTACAAGACCGGATACACCTGTGCAATTTGCAATTGCTGATGGTACATGCGAGCTACGACTCCCCGATACCGTGCTTGAGCGACACCTTATTAATGAGTGTGCGTGGTGTCTTTAGGCAAATCAGCAGCTCAACTTATCGCGAAGCCATGCGTAGCTATCTCAATGCACAAGGCATTACCAACCAGAGGTTAGATGTATGAGCCTCTTAATCACTTGCCCTTGCTGCCGCCAAAGTTTTGAGCTGCGCGAAGCCCGTGAGGATGAAGCGTGGCGAGAGTTTGCAGACCAACTCGTTAGCCTACCGAGCCACCTACAGCCCGCTGTTTTGCGTTATTTGGAGCTATTCCGCCCCGCTAAACAAAGCAATCTGCGCAGCACCAGCTTGCTCAATTTACTGATGATGCTAAAGCCATCACTAGTTGCTCAGCAGTTTGAGCGTAGTGGCAAAACGTATACCGCTTCAGCAGATCGCTTTGCAGGTGCAATGGACTATCTCCATAGCCAACAAGCCAAGCTCAGCTTGCCCTTGCGCAGCCACGGCTACTTGCTGGATACCCTTGCTAGTGTGCTGGATCGAGAAGCTGCCAAAGCAGAACAAACTCAACAGGAGCAATTACGGTCTGGAACACCTCAACGTCCCAGTGTTCCAGCTTCCACCCAAGCCACCACGGACGCAAAACCGACCCTTTCCCCAGAGCAACGAGCCGCTAATTTCAGACGGCTCAGCACCATGTTAAACAATCCAACAGCAGAGGAAAACAACCATGAATAAGCTACCTAAACCTAGTCAAGCTAAACAACTGAATACAGAGGCTGTCGCCCGCCAACTTCTAAATCAAGAGCCTATGCAAGCGGTTGCAGTCATTGCATTGGATAAAAACGGTGATCTATACACTTGCCATTATTTGCATCCGAACACAGGCCATGCGCAGGTTGATCACTGGAAACAGCAACTTCGCCTGTACACCACAACCTATGCTAAGGAGATTCGTTAATGAGCAAAGCCCAACGCATGAGTGGTAGAGCCTTTGTCGCTGCTACCAATCGTGAAGATGCTGAACGCATGATTCAATTGATCGGTGAAAAACAGCGTGAAGTGGTACGCATTGAAGCCGAAATGAATGACCACTTAAACCCGATTAAAGAGCAGTATGAGAATCAAGCCAAACCACTGAATGCCGAAATTGAAGAGCTTTGGGCTGGTGTACAAGCGTGGGCAGAAAGTAATAAGCCCCATCTGCTCGACGGCAAAGCCAAAACCGTCAAGTTGGCCACCGGTGATGTGGGCTGGCGTACCTCCACCCCTGCGGTACGGATTACAGGTGCAAAGGTAGTACTCGAAGCCCTCAAGCAACTGGGACTTAACCGCTTTATCCGCACTTCGGAAGAGATTAATAAAGAAGCCATCCTCGCTGCACCGGATGATGTCAAGCCGGTGAAGGGGATTGCAATTACCCAATCAGAACTCTTTTGGATCAAGCCCTTTGCCAGTGAAATCGAAAAAGCGGGGAAGGCGGCATGACCGATCCACGCCGCATGGCTCTAGCCAAAATACACATTGCTAAGAAAGATCTGGCAATGACCGATGATAGCTATCAAGCCTTGCTGCAGCGCTTAACCGGCAAAGAGAGTGCGCAAGCACTGTCCTTGCCGGACTTAGAAAGGGTACTAGCCGAGTTTAAACGCTTCGGCTGGCAACCTAAGCCCAGCAAGAAAAAGGCGCAAGCAGCTGAAGATTGGCGCATGCCACGTATTCGTTTACTCAAGCGCTTATGGCTATGGCTACATCAACACAACCAAGTACGGGATGCCTCTGATAATGCTCTGCTGAGCTTCTGCCAACAGCACATGCAGGCCGCTCAATTGAATTGGGCGGAATCACATGAGCTAAACAAATGCGTGGAAGCCTTGAAGTCATGGCAACGGCGCACTCAAAAGGCAGCCCAATAACATGAACCTACCTGCAGACATCACTTTACCCACCGTCGCTAAAGAACTGATTGATCTCATCGGTTGGGAGGATGCCTGCACGCTTATGAAACAATTCGGTGGCGGCTATCTGGACATTCCGATCAACCCAGCAAGGGCGGTGCAACTACACACTGTGGTCAGCACTGATGCAGTCAGCAAGCTTTGTGCTCATTACGCAGGCAGTCGGATTAGCTATATTCCCAAGCTCGACAAGTTACTGCGTGCGCTTCGTGATGAGCAAATTCGTGAAGACTGTAAGACCCTACCACGTCGCGCGGTGGCACTAAAGTATGGTCTCTCTATTCAAGCCGTCTATGATATTGCGGGCGATATTCAGCGAGATACCGTCTATCAGATAAGTTTATTTTAAACACTCAATATCTGAACTTATTCCCTAGTGCCTACACTAACCCTAAAAATAACACTGTCGATATGTAGAGAGGCATTGTTAACAAATATAACAATGTCGATATGTAGAGAGTCATTGTTAACAAATAGGGGTTATTTATTGATGAAGGTGACTATTCAATTGGGTGAGGATGCTCGTGAGACATTAAGTACACTCAGTCGGGCGTATCAGGGTCTAGAAAATCTCAGTGACCCTACTAATCAACAAGCTACTGCTCAAAATAGTGATATTGCTTATGTCCTTGATGTCTTAAATAGCTGTCTTGCAGGCGCTGTTGAAGCACTGCCTCTTGCGGCGGCCGACGACTTGGAATAGATTATCCTTACCTCACCTTAAAGCCCGACTTGCTCGGGCTTTGTCATTTCCGTCTCAAGCACTTGAGACGGCAAACTACCTGCTAAAACTTGCACAATCACGCTGAATTTAGTCAATTTAGGAGCATCCTTATGGATGAGCAGACTTACGACTTACAGCGTTACCTAGCCATTCTCGGCCTCTATGACGCTGACCGGATTGATGGAATCTGGGGCAAGCGTACCAGCACCGGTGTTGCCCGCTTCTGTGACTGGCAACGGGTGTACGGTAGCGAAGAGCATATTTTCCAAGCGATCAAACAAGCCGCACGCTCTATCATGCCTGAACAAGACTGGACACAAGAGCCGGACAGCGAAGCCCGCCGCCGTGCCTTTGTCGCCTTGTGCGCAGATTGTTGTGAAAAAATGGGCATTGGTGAACTACCTCAGATTGCCTACGTGATCGCTACGGCTGAGCACGAGCCGGGCGGTACTGATTTTAGCCCGAATCGAGAAGCTGACCACGTAACCCCACCACATAAAGCCGAAGAGTACCGCAAGAATTTACGTTACTACCCCTACTATGGTCGCGGCATCATCCATTGGACATGGGAACGCAACTACGCGATGGCCGAAGGGATGCTCGGCATGCCATTCAAAACCCACCCTGACATTGCCCTCATCCCTCAAGTCGCCTTATTCCTGTTGGTTTGGACGATGAAAACCGGCAAGGCTACGGGTGTCGCACTGCCACAATTTGTCGGCGATGGCAAACAAGACTTTCGGGGCGCACGTGCCGTGGTGAATGGCACGGATAAGCAAGATCACATTGCCCGCCTAGCTGAGAAATGGCTCGCGTATTTACAGGAGATTGCCGCATGAAACCTTCAGTTTGGGACAAAACTTTTACGGATGCAGCCAGCACTGCCTCTGTTGACTACGAGCCACAAGCTAGCACGAAACCGAGTCGCCCTGAGCGTAACCGCCAGCCGCAGCGGAATGATGAGCGTTATGAAGCGGGTGAAGGCGACTTGAAATGGTCAAGCCGTCCGAGCCAAGCGGTGCAACGCTTAGATGAGGATTATGGCGGTGATTATGAAACACCGCGCACTACGGATTATCGTCGTTATGAACGCACCTCAGCACGGCGCGAACCGATGCCGGGTAAGAAAACATATTTGTGGGCAGCGGGTTATGCGCTCACAGGCGTGGCGGTGTTATTAGGTCTTGAAATTCCCGGTGTTGATCTTAGCAGCGGGGATGCAATGGGCATGATCTGGGAAGCAGGTGCATTTGTCTTTGTCCGCTTGGGTATTAGCAAGATTTTTAAAAGCGAAAACTAAAGGAAGGCTATGAGCCAAGAAGCGAATGAGCGTTTAGCACGCATAGAAACCCAACTGGAAGGCATGGCAAAAACCTTAGATGGTGTTTCCAATAAACTGGATGATCAGAATGGTCGTTTGCATGAAGTAGAACACAAGACCAAAGTGACAGCGTGGCAAGCCAGCGGATTATTTGGCATTGGCTTTGCTGTGCTTACCGCAGCAATTAAAGAAAAGTTGGGGCTTTAAATGGCACACAGCGACGACAAGCGCGAGCAAGTACGCTATGCCGTCGTGCGCGGTGGCATGTCTTTGAGCGAAGCAGCCAAGCAAACTGGGGTGAGCTTAGCGACGATCCGGCAATGGAAAGCCAAGGCGCGGCAAGCGGGTGATGATTGGGATGTCGCTCGCCAAGCAGCAGTGATAGCGCAAGGTGGCATGGGCGATATGACCGGGCGCATCTTGGATGATTTTGCCTTGCAGTTTAAACGCACCATTGATGATCTCGAAAAAGCAACTGAGATGCCACCGTTAAGCCGTGCGGATGCACTGGTAAAGCTCTCTGATTCTTACGTCAAGATTATGCGCGCTGCCGCAGGCAGCAATACTGGACGCGCTAAACTTGCAGCTGCGCTGGAGATGCTAGAGTTATACAGTGATTTTATTCAAACACGGTTTCCAGCCTTAGCCAGTAGTTTTGTGGAAACCGTAGAGCCGTTTGGTGAATGGCTGAGTAAGCGCTATGGCAGCACGTGATATGAATGCGGACAAGTTCCGCAAGCAATTAGAAGGTTTAGCTGCTTCCCTCCGTGCTCGTATTGAAGCTGAAGTTGATCAGTTTAGCCCCGATCCACAAGCACAAGCGGCAAGGATCAAGGAATGCACCCATAATTTGGCAGCCTTTACCCGCCATTACTTTCCTCATTACACCCAGTATGCACCTAGTCAACTGCATCTATGGCTGTTTGACCGTTTACCTAAGTTAGTGGCTCACCCAAAAGGGCGGCATCTGGCCTTAGCTGCGCCACGTGGAGAAGCCAAATCCACCATGGTTAGCCTAATCTTCGTGGTTTGGTGTTTAGTCTATGAACGTAAGCATTACATCGCCCTCATTATGGATGCTTTTGATCAAGCAGCCACGATGCTGGAAGCGGTCAAAGCAGAGCTTGAGTCCAACCCACGCTTACGCATGGACTTCCCGCTGGCGACCGGGCAGGGACGTTTATGGCAGCAAGGTGTGATTATCACTGCGAATAATCGCAAGCTGCAGGCATTCGGCTCAGGTAAGCGGATGCGCGGCTTGCGGCATGGGCAGCATCGGGTGGATCTGGCTATCGGCGATGACCTTGAAAATGATGAAAACGTTCGTAGCCCTGAGCAGCGCGATAAATTAGAAGATTGGCTAAAGAAGACTGTCCTGCAATTGGGTGCTGCTGATGGCTCAATGGATGTCATCATTATCGGCACGATCCTGCACTACGATTCGGTGCTAGCACGCTTACTTAATAATCCCTTGTGGGAGCGCATTAAGTTTCAAGCCATTATTCGCTGGCCTGACAATATGCCATTGTGGGAACAATTTGAGGGTAAGTTACTTCACGAAGGTGAGGATGCCGCACTCGCGTTCTATGCAAAGCATCAAGTGACGATGGATGCAGGCGCAGAAGTTTCATGGCCTACTGCTCGTCCGTTAGTACGCTTAATGATTATCCGCGCTCGCGATGGTCATGCTGCTTTTGATTCTGAGCATCAAAATGATCCCGTCTCAGGAGAGGATGCACCCTTTGCTAACTGTATCCAGTTCTGGGTAAACCGCTTAGCTGAGTGGGTATTCTATGGGGCATGCGATCCTTCACTGGGCAAACAAGGCAATGGGCGTGACCCATCAGCATTGCTGGTAGGTGGGTTTAACCGCAGCACTGGCATATTGGATTGTGTCGAAGCACTGATTAAAAAACGCGTTCCCGATCTCATCATTGAAGACATTATTGCTTTACAAATGGAATACGCGTGCGTGCTTTGGGGCATTGAGTCAGTACAGTTTCAAGAGTTTTTCCGCACTACATTAATTAAGCGTAGCGCCCTGCTAGGAATTCCTGTACCTGCTCGTGGTGTTATACCGAATGCAGATAAAGTACTGCGAATTGAAAGCCTGCAACCTCATGTCGCTAACGGTTTAATTCGCTTACATCCTTCACAAACCACGCTGCTATCACAACTAAGACACTTCCCGAAGGCCGATCATGATGATGGCCCGGATGCTTTACACATGCTTTGGATGCTGGCGGTTTCAGGCCGCGGGCTGTTATTACCCGCCGCGATTCGCACTCCAACGCTTAATGATACACGCGGACAAGACTATGGCGATGTGCCGTGGGAGAGTTATTCATGATTCATAATATCAAAGCGGCCTTACGTACCTTACTGACCAAGCCCAGTGAAATTGTTACTACGGATAACGATCCTAATCTACTTAACTTATTAGATGTGCTGCCTAATCCTGATCCCATCTTATTGAAGCTCGGTAAGGATCAAGAGGTCTATGGCAGCATTATGTACGATGCGCATGTGTTGGGTGAGTTGCGTAGTGTACGAGCAGGCTTGCTAGGTTATGAGTGGCGCTTGATGCCGGGTGCTGAAGACCCTGTTTCTATGCAGGCGTTTGAACTCATTAAAGCGCGGATGGAGTCTCGTCCCACACCTGACTTACGCTGGGATGATTTCACATGGAATTGTTATCAAGCCGTGCTGCGTGGGCAAAGTGTGCACGAAGTGGGCTGGGCGT